TATATAAGGTCTCTTTCTCCAGGTCTGAATATTCCGTGGCATACTTCATTGAAAACAAAATAGATGAAGACAACGTGATATAATCCACATACCCGTGGGTACGCTCATGCTTGCGGATACACGACAGTACCTGTTCGCGCTGTGTACCTATGATAGCCTTGTGGCGTGGCACATCCACTATTGTTCGTAATTCTGAAAGCAAGGCATTCGTTTGGGGCAAGGCTTCCAGCCGTTTACGATAGCCGTCAAAGTCATTATACACAACGGTGGAGTTCGGCTTCTGACACTTGGCGATATGCGACAACAGACCGCTGCCGCCAAATAAATCCACGAAGGTTGTACCGTCAGGGTACTGCTGGAGTACCTTAATGTACTCCCGGGCAAACATCCGCTTCTGTCCCTGGAATGGAAGCGGTGCTGAAAGATGTTGTTTTCTCATTATCGCACTTATTTTGTGCGACAAAGGTTGTCATATTCGGTGAAGCAGAAGAACAATCTCACCAAATCATACTGCAAGCGGTTTGCAGTCACTTTTGAATCGCTTGATGAGTGTGTACACTTTACGCTCGCTCACCGCATACCTTTCCGAAAGCAGGGCAACAATATATGATACTTTCGCCCCACGCTTCAGCAAGTTGGTGTAATCTGTATATAAGTCCACAAACTCTTCGTCTTCCAGGCGTATTCCCGCTATTTTGAGCCTTTTTATCAGCTCCCTGTTAAATTTCAAGACCTCAATTATCTTCATCATTATAATATTTTGTATCTTTGCAACATCTCACTTACACAAGAACCAAAAACACCGTGTGCGAACGAGGGTATTGGCCCCCGGTCGAGCACACGGTGCATTGGTTAATATGTAGGTGAGATGACTATTAACAGGCTGGGGGCTTTTTATTTTCCTCCCCCGAATAAGTCTTTACAACATTATACCATTCATGGTTTTATCAATAATGTTATGGTGATAAAAGGCATCGCTTGTATTATTCTTTCCCCAGTTTTTTGTGGAAAAATATGGCTTATTATTACTCCAATGACTTCTATCCGTAATTTTACTTCAGTATATTTTGAAATTAAAAAATTATTTCCAATATTTGCAGTGAGGATTCCGTAGCTAATGACTACCGATTCCTCGACTGCGGGGGCTGGCCATTGGTCAGCCATCCGTTTTTTTATTTGTTTATGATGCCTTCGATTTCCTTGTCAATGGCCTGTTCGATTTTCTTGTCAAGTTCTCGGCTTTCTCCAATGAACTGCCGCTGCGGTATGTGTATGGTTGAGCCAATGGGTTTTTGTGCCATGCGGTACCAGAAGTCGGCCTCGGAATTCTTGTGTTTCCTTGCCCATGAGTCTCCGTTTTCCTCCCGGAATTTTGCCCAGAAGAATCGTTTCATTCTTTTTGTTACTACGATGTCTCCACCTGAATTGTGTATGTCGGCGTATGGTACGGATGTACCTACGGTTACGGCTGCGTCGGTGGGCGCATAGGCTATGGATCCGTAGAGGCTCTGCCGTGATGACATGAGCGGCTTATACTGTTTGCCGGCCCTGTGCGCGTACTGCTGTCTGTGTGTACGCTGCCATGGGTGCAGCCCCCCGTCGACGAATCCACCCTGCCGGAAGTTGTCCTGGAAGTGGTCTTTTGCTATGCGTCCGACCTTGATGGGCAGGGTGCGTTGTCTGGCATGCTCTATCTCGCGGCTATACTGCTGTAGGAGCTGTAGAAATTGTTGTGGTGACATATTGTTAATTCATAATTGTGTCAATCAACTTGCGAACTTGTAAACTCGTTAACTTGTGAACTAAATTTGTATTCTTCTTCATTCTTGTTTGTCATTTAAGAAACATTGCGTATATTTGCAACAGCCTCACAAGAGGTTAGGGGCTAAGCATTTATGCGGCGCACCACTTTTAGGCCAGTTTTTCTGGCCTTTTTTCATACTTGCTGTAGGAGCTGTATATATTATTGTGGTGACATATTTTTAATTCATAATTCATAATTGTGGCAATCAACTTGTGAACTTGTGAACTTGTAAACTAACTTTGTATTTTTCTTCATTCTTGTTTGTCATTTAAGAAATAATGTGTATATTTGCATCAGCTTCGCAAGAAGTTAGGGACAGGGCGCAAGCCGTGTACCACCCGAGGGCGTTTTTTAGCGTCCTCTTTTTTTATCACATTTCTTTTATTATATTTTCATTCTTGAAGTAGAAAAACACACTTAATTCAGGATATTTTCGCTTTACGTCATTCAATGCTTTATACACGCTTGGCGTTTTTTCTTTCAGTTCGTAGAGTATAGCTTTCGCCCCCTGCCTATGGTATGCCTTGGCAGCATATTTTTCGATGTTGTTATGGCTTCCAGCTGCCTTGAGGTCGGTTGGGATCTCGTCAAGCAAGATGTCATAGGTCTGCCCCTGTTGGCGTGCTGTTCCTCTGAGGAACTCAACTGCGTGTCCGTTGTCGGCAGCGACACGGCACATGCGGCTCTCTTTCTTGAACTTTTCCTGCTCGTTCTTTGATGCTTTTGCTTCCTGGATACGCTTCAGCTCTGTAACGACATAGCCGTCTTCTTTTTCGGCAAGATATGACTGCTCCCATTTTTTCTCGTCATACTTATAGAACTCTTTTCTGCTGCTTTCCATTTTTCCAACCGCCTTTTTGACCGCCTTTGCCGCTCCCGGGTATGCGTTGGCGATGTAGGGATGCGAGTCGGCGAAGAGCTTCGCGTCGGCACCTGGGTTGTTGTCGAGTCCGGGCTGGGGGTCGTGGGCTGCTGTACTGTCGTGAGGCACGTTGGTAGCAGATTGGTCGGTAGATCTTAAGTCGCACTTGCAGTTCCAACGGTCTCCTGGTCTGTGCTGTTCCCAGAAGGGGTGGTCAACGGGCAGTATTGTTCCCCAGAAAGGCATGTGGTCTGCTCCCGGGTTTGGCGATGTGGAAGGCAGCCACTCCAGGTTTGGAAGTACATCTTTCTCTCGCTGGAACTGCTGCCAGTTGGCAGCTTGCCTTGCGCGCAGCACGGCGGTATCGTACTCCGTTCGCAGCCATGCCTTGCACTGGTGTGAGGTAATGTCCTGAACATCGTTTTTCCACCGTTCAAACGGCTTTAGATTGCCGTTTGAATCCATGAGCTGACGGGCGACATCGTTCTGCAGTCGATGTGTCTTGAACGCTGCGAATACGGCGGTGTTGTGTCGTAGTGCGTTGAGGAAGTCGTCTTCTGGCTTTTGAGCCTGTCTGATTCCCTTGTCGGCAGCGGAGTTAAGTGTGGACACGAACGCGTGGAAGAATCCCGGCTCGATGTCGGTCTTTGAATTGAAGTTTCGCCTGTAGATGTTGTGAAGTGCACGTTCGATGACCGCATCGGATATGGCAAAGGACTTTTCGGGCGATGCGAGGCAGCACTTTCCTTCGTGACCATAGTAGAGGTCGTTGACTACCAGTCTAAATGAGCCCCGTCCAGCGGGGCCTGGGCGAAAAAAGGGTGTACGTTCTTTTGCTGTTGTCTCATATCATCACTTTTCCCTTTTGGGTCGTCGGTGTTTTGCGGCTGCACTTGGGAATCGGAATGAGTTTTATTTTTCTCGTTTGTATGGGAATTGTCGTCCGAGTCTTCCTGTGGCTCCATTACAGGCATATTGTTCCGACGCTCGCCCACTGGCATGGAATACTTTTCAGCGAAATAGCTTGGGTCCACTTCGTAGCGGTCAGCCACCATCGTCTCGTAAGCCACCTGCTGCTCCGGCGTATAGTCGGTGGAATAGTCCCAGTCGAATCGAAATCCCTTGATTGGGAATCCGTGTGCGACCATTCGTGGAATGAGCTGGTTGTTGACAATGTCGCGCAACATGTCCGCATCGTCCTCCACCAGGTTTTGGAACACCTGCAGGTGCGTCTGGCTCTGCGAGAGGCTGCTTCCGTCCTCGATGGTCATCGTCTGCCCGATGATGAGCTTGGACAGTTCTGAGTTTGCACGGTCTATGCGCTGGTTATAGACATTGTAGGCATCTCCCCGCGTGGATTCGATGAACTCCAGTTCCGTGTCGAGTGGCATGACGGCAGTCTGCGAGGCGCCAGCCTCGACGAGCATACGGTTAAGCCGTTCTATCTCCTTACTGTCACGCGAGGCAGTCTTGGCTATGCGCATGGGCATGCCGAAAATTTCGCCGAAGGTGTCCCAGAAAGCAAGCATGTTCTTCTTTGGGATAGTATGCTGCGCAGCCTTGAGAAACAGTCCGAGGTTGTCCGGCTGTCCTGCCTCTATGAGCCAGTCGGAGAACGGCGGCTTGCGGTAATCTATTCCTGTGTCCCAGCTTTGCCCAAGATTGCTGACGAAACGTCCATATTCAGGAATGACATGCTTGCGCGGTATGAGGCGAACGCCGCTGTAGCAGGCGCACCCGTCGCCGTCCTGCACTATGTCTCCCAGTTCAATGAGTGAGTGCCCCCAATATACGGAATCAAGTGCAAGACGGCACAGCTGCTTGAACCACGACTGGTCGAAGTAATGCAGTGCCTCGTCGCTCTCGTTCCCGGCTGCGTCCACAAGTTTGAACGACTTGGCCATGACGAAGCCTTCACGCTGGCGGACACAGCCAGAAAGGTGGCCGTCAGCGTCAGAGTCGCGATAGATGTCGTAGAGCCTCTGACGGTTCGGCTCATCAACGTTGATGGCGAGCTGCCACGCCCTGCGCCAGTCCGCGATGTCCTTACGGGTGAGTGCGTCGGTGGTTCGTTGCAGTGCCATGACCACATGCTTCACACGCTTGCGGTCATCCTCCTTGGCAAGGTTGAAACTGCCATAGGGAGTGTGAAGGACGTTCGTGTCTGAACGCCCTGTCAGTCCGCTGAAAAATCTTTTTATATCCATTACCAGTTATGTCTTAATGGTTTCTGTGAATGAAAAACAACACCTATTCCAGAGGGCTCCCCAGTTGTATCCACGGCAACAGGTAAGTCCGGGATAATTTTTCCAGCCTGCACTCCCTCCAGCCATTTCACAGCACGTTCATAGCGCTCCTTCCGTATCTCGCTGCCCATCTTTTGTGGCATAGACGATACCATGTGATAGAGGGCTATGTCGCAAGTGTACATCACAATGAGCTTGTTGCGTTCGTCACCTTCTGCATCGAATACCGCTTTGCAGTCGTAAACCGGCCGTAGGTAGCTTGAAATTTCCTCCTGTGCTTCACTCTCCGCATTGGCACGGTTCTTGGCAGAGGTCTGCGATACTGTTTTCAGGGCTGCCTCGCCGATAACCACCCTGTAGTCTTCGTCAGTGATAAACATAGGAACCTCCTTTTTATGTGGTTACATACAATGCTATCCTTTCAATATCCGCTACCTTGACACCCTTACGGAAACGGTGGGTGTGCACGAGGTGCCGTATGTTCTGCTTGGGCACGACCTTGAGTCTGCCACCCATATTAAGCACATAATACTTCATTCCGAACAAAGCCGACAGTTTGTTGGCTTTGCGGACTGCACGCTTGTATTTCCAAGCAAAAATGATGTCTTTTATCAGTTTTGTCATACTACCATGAATTTTTGGCGGTCGGTCTTTTGCCGAACACCGGTTGAAAACTTTCCTGCCTCGCATTGCGCTGCAGCATGTATATCGCTCCCTCGTCAGCGTCAGGCGCATCGTCGTGCACACGGCTGCCACGTTCAAGGGCAAGCGTCTGCTCTATGCCCACCTGCATGTCCGGCGAGTCCTTGAGCTTCTCATTATAGAATACGAAGCCGCGTTCCCACAGCGGGCTGACAGCCTCGATGCGCTGTATCTTCTCCGGCTTCTTCCGCTTGTCGGGCATGATGGGCAGCTGGTATCCGCGCAGGTTGCCCTCCACGGCGAACTCGTCAAGAATGACATCCTGCATGAAGTTCGCCTCCATAAAGAAGAGTATGGCCGCTTTGTCCCTCGTCCGTTCGTAGAGGTCATAGAGCCACCGCACCATCCCCCCGACCGTGTCCTGCCGTACATAACAATCGATGAGATGCAGCTCCTTGCCTATCTTGCCCCACAGCCGTGAAGCCTTGTAGTCGTTGGCTGTCGTTGATTTGAACGAAGGGTCAGTGTAGCACACCAGCATGTCGTACTTGCCAAGCGAAGGCATGGCCTTGTACCTTATCCAGTCGGCACGGAAGATGGTGCCGTCCACGATTGGGTTGTGCATCATCTCCTTCTCCCACGCCCGGTAGCCCACAAAGTCACGATACTCCTGTGCGTCTTCCTTGGTCCATTTCTCCTTCCATACCGGCTCCCCGTTCTTGTCTACAGCCTGAACCTTTGAGACGAACACGCCCCTTGTCGCTGCAATGTTGGCCAGTACGGAGGTTTTGGATATAAGGTTACCCACCATGAGGAAACGTCCCCGTCCCACGTCGAGCGCGCCGAAGAGCGCCTCCTTCACCCAGTCTGTGAGGTCATGCACGCGCTTCTCGTTACGACAAAGTTCGTCATCGTCAAGGTCATCGATGACAATGTAGTCCGGACGCGCCTCACGCTCACGCAGTCCGCGAGGCGACTGTCCACGGCCAACCGCAAGAAACTTCACGCCAGAGGAGGTCTTGAACTCTCCTGCCGTCCACAGTCCGAGATTCTTCTGCTGCCCGAAGTCAGCGATGATGCGCTGGTTATACTCCAGTTCAGCCTGAATGTCTCCGAGCAGCCGGTTGGCGCTGTCCTGCGATTTGCCAACCACAACCATGAAATTGATGAGCCGCTTGGGACGCAGCATCAACCACAGCGGCATGAAAATGTCAAAGTGCGTGGACTTGGCGTGTCCGCGCGGCCACATGAACACCGCCTTAAGGTTAGGAGTTTCCATGACCTTGCGCGCAGCCTGGTTGTGGAACGGGGCATTGTGTACGGTGCGAACCACCTCTCCCGTTGTCTTGTCACGAAGGGTGAGAAAATGCGGGAAATAATACTCACAAAAAGCGGCATAGTTGCTGAGCAGCCTTTTCTTGCGTCTGTCTTTCTGCTCAGGTGTCTCAATGGCAAGAACCGCGGTATCAGTAATGGACTGGATGCGCTTGCAATGTTCCTTCCACTGTTCGAATGCCAGTTTCTTTTCTGCTGCTGTTGCCATACGCCTTCTACTTTATCCCCATCTGCTCTGTGAGGTACATATCCTGAAACTTGTTGATGGTTTTGATGAGTTCCGGCGTTACAGAGGGGTCGATGGTTGCACGGTACTCCAGCCACTTGGAGAATGCCATAAAGACCTCAATCGCATCCACGACATTGGCCTTCTTGTCAAGTTTCTCAATGACGGAGGACAACTTGGCGAGCTTATCTCCCAGTCCGGCTAATAGCGACGGGTCTTCCGACTCGTTCACCTCTGTAATGAGTTTGTCGATTGTGAGCAACAGCTTGTTGACCAGTTCCGGTCGTGTTACGTTCTTTGCCGCCCTCGCCTCTTTCCACCCGTCTGCATTGCACCACTTGGATATGGTAACCCTTGACACCTCTACTTTCTCCGCTATCTCGTTCTGCTCCATTCCTGCAAGGTAGAGAGAGCGTGCAAGGGATTTTTTCTTTTCTGTTTCTGCTCTTGTCATAAATCAGTTTGTTGCTTTACCATGCAAAATTGCTTTATTTTATTGAGGTTGCAAAAAAAAGATGCAGCCACTTCATAGAAGCGTGTAGTGGTTTCATACTTTTTTGGCAATCAGCGATTTATCGATTAATATTGCAGTCAAAATTGAACATGAAACGAAATGGGAAAACGTGTAAGAATATCAAATGACAGCCTGAACAGCTACGGGTTCAGAGTACTGACGAGCGGCTTGGACGTGGCTCAGTACAACCGCAACCCCGTACTGCTCTATATGCACGAGCGCGGCAACGTGGTGGGCTATGTGAAAGACCTGAAGGTGGAGAACAATGAGGTAACCGGCGAACTGATGTTTGACTGCGCCTCCGAGTTGAGCCAACGCTGCGAAAAACAGTTCGAGTTCGGAAGTCTAAGAATGGTGAGTGCCGGCTTGGAGATATTGGAAACAAGCGAGGATGCGAGCATGCTTGTCCAAGGGCAGACGCGTCCCACCATCACCAAGAGCAAGCTATTTGAGGTAAGCGTTGCTGATGTCGGTGCCAATGATGATGCCCTCGTGCTTCATAAAGACGGAAAAAGAATAACCCTCGGCAGGGACGGAGATTGCCCGCTGCCGCTTTTGAATAATAATAACAAACAAAAACCAGAAGAAATGGAAAACAAGACCATCGCCCTGAATTTGGGGCTGCCGGAAACGGCAACCGAGGCTGAAATCTCCGCCAAGATTGCCGAGTTGAATGCCGTCAAGGAACAGAACGCGTCTCTGCTTCAGGAAAAAGAGAAGCTCACTTTGGCGAGAATCAACAGCCTTGTCGAGCAAGCCATCGCCGACAAACGCATTGAGTTAAACAACAAAGACCAGTTTGTGGAGCTGGGTAAGAAGATTGGCGCGGAAGAGCTGGAGAAGACGCTCCGTGTGCTGCACCCTGCCGTACGCCTGTCCTCCGTATTGGGACATCAGGGCGGTGCTACTGACAGCAAGCAGGAGATTACGAAACTCAGCCAGGTGCCGGCCAGCCAGCTTGCCACCTTGCGCTCGGAGAATCCCGAGGAATACAAACGCCTGTACAAGGCTGAGTATGGTATTGATTGTGAGATTTAAGTAGAACCCTTAAAACAGAAAAGATGAACAGAATTTTAATGATGTTTACTGCCCTGCTTTTCAATGCGATAGCAGGTGCGACGTTAGCCCAGACAGTAGGACTGTCACCAGTAACCGGTGCCTTGGGCATGAATGTGGTGGCCGTGCTTGCCGGGACTATGCCCCAAGGCGTGTTGCGCGCTGGAGTATTTACTGAAATATGGACCGGCGAGTTAGTTAAGGCTTTGCGCAGCGGACTTGAAGGGTCATGGCTGGACGGTGTGCCAGACCAGAGTACCATCACCAACAACGACGTCATTCACCTCGTCGACGTAGGGGTCGACCCTGACGTGCTGGTCAACAACACCACCTACCCCATACCACTGCAGGTCTTGGACGACAAAGACATTGCCATCAAGCTCGACAAGTTCCAGACGAAAGTGACACCCATCACCGATGACGAACTATATGCCGTCAGCTACAACAAGATGGCACGGGTGAAAGAAAGTCACGGCAACGCGCTGAATGACGCTAAATTTACAAAAGCTGCCCATGCATTGTGCGCTCAGAAGAACACGGCCAAGACTCCTGTGCTGACAACTACTGGTGAACGCGATGCGGAAACCGGTCGCCTGCGCCTGACGCCCCAAGACCTTGTAGCTATGAAGCGCGCATTGGATAAGATGAAGGTGCCATCGGGCAACCGTCGCCTCGTGCTTTGTCCTGATCATGTGAACGACTTGCTGCTCGTCAGTCAGAATTTCCGCGAGCAGTACAACATAGACCGCAACACTGGTAAGGTAGGTAAGTTGTATGGATTTGACATCTTCGAGTATGCCAACACACCGCTCTATACAAAGGCAGGCGTAAAGAAAGACCTGGGAGTAGCTGCGGAGGCCGGTGAGTTCCAATGCTCGTTCGCATTTTATACGCCTCGCGTGTTCAAGGCTACTGGTTCGACCAAGATGTATTACAGCGAGGCCTCGACCGACCCAGAATACCAGCGCAACAAAATTAACTTCCGCCATTATTTCATCTGTATGCCAAAGAAGACAGATGCTGGCGTGGTAATGGCAAGCGGTTACAAGGAAAACGCATGATGAGCAAGCCGATGAAATATCTCGTCATCCACTGCACGGCGACACCTGAAGGTCGTGAGGTGAGTTCGGATGAAATACGCCGATGGCACACCTCTCCCCCACCTGCAGGGCGTGGCTGGAAGCAGGTGGGCTATACCGACCTGTTCCACCTCGACGGGCGTGTGGAGCGACTGGTAAAGAACAATGAGGACGCGCAGGTGGACAACTGGGAGATCACCAATGGTGCGGCAGGGTACAACAGCGTGAGCCGGCACATCGTGTATGTGGGTGGATGCGACAGCGACATGCGCCCTAAAGATACCCGCACGCCAGCACAGCGCGAGGCGCTCAAGCGATATATCCTCGAGTTCCACAGTCGGTTCCCGCAGATACGCATCGTAGGACACCACGACCTCAACCCCGCCAAGCAATGCCCCTCGTTCGACGTGGGGCAGTGGATAGCCGAGATAGGCATACGGCAAACGTTCAATCAACATTTATAACACAGAGCAATGGGAGACACGATATTTCAAATCCTGCAATGGGCAATCCCATCGGGCGGTATCGGCGCCGCCATTGCTTGGATCGCCAACCGACGCCTCAGAACCGTCGAGGAGAAAAAAAAGATAGAGGATACCTACAAGCAGATGTACGACATGGTGAGCCGTGAGCTCATCAGTCTGCAGCAGCAAAACGAAACCAATTATGACAAAATTGAGAATCTTCGCACCGATGGCGACAAGATGCGACGGGCGCTCAACCGCCTCTCACGGGCCATCGAAGCTATTCAGATATGCCCTCATCGCACTGCTTGCCCTGTCAGCGTGGAGCTGTCGCTCGACCAAGACAGTGACACGCCAAAGCCTGCACGGCGAAAGCATGAGCCTGCAAAAGGACAGTCTGACGGCGACGGTCACCCAAACATGGCAGAAGCCGGTGAGGGTTCCCATGTCAACAGTCGGTCTCAAGCTGACACTCGACAGCATCAGGCAGCTGCCACCGGGAGCGGCGTACACGGCAAGGGAAAAACAGGCGGCTGTCAAGCTCCAAAGGAAACCGGCAACGCCCAATGAGCCTGAGCAAATCATCATTGAGGCACAATGCGACTCACTGCTACTGGTAGCCGAAAGCTACTCTAAGAGCATCATCACGCTGAAACGGCAACTCAATGAGGCGAACAGGGCAAACAGCGAGTTGAGGGAAACGGAAAAGGAGCGCGCCGCACCTGGTCTCAAAATGATTTTCATCGCCTTCATCGTCGGGGTGGCGGCCGGCATAGTATTAACCATTTTAACAAGAAAGATATGTCAAAAAGTGTTTTAGACGGAACAAACCTCATCCTTAGCGTGGGTGGCAACGCCCTGGGATTTTCAACCGGATGCAAGGTAAGCACCACCACCGAGACCGGTGAGCGCGTCACAAAAGAGGCTGCAAGTGGCAAGTGGAAGGAGAAATACGCAAAGAGCTTCTCAGAGAGCATCTCCGCAGAGGGCTGCGTGCTCACCGACGGAGACAGCGAGACACCCACCTATGACCAGCTCAAGGAAAAACAGCTCGCCGGCGAACCCATCGACGCCGCTTACGGATTGCGCGATGGCGACAAGCGAACCGGAAAAACCACCGGAGGGTACAAGGGAAAGTACATCATCACATCGCTCGAACTCGACGGGCAGGCCGGTGACGACGCCAAGTACAGCGTACAGCTGGAGAACTGCGGAAAGGTTGAAAAGGTCTCGGCAGGACTTAGCGAGTCAGGTTCTACAAGTAGAGCGGGAGGAACCAGCGCATGAAGATAGTCATCAACGGAAAGGCTTACCCCTGTTATCTGGTAATGGGGGCTTTCCTGCTGTTCAAGCGCGAGACAGGAAAGGATGTAAGCCAGATGAAACAAGAAAACCTCGAAGACCTGCTCATGCTCATGTGGTGTTGTCTCAAATGCTCAGCACAGGCAGCGGGACAAGAGTTCCCATTCGATTTCGAGACCTTCTGCAACACCATCACGCCCGACATGCTCACACTGTGGAACAGTCAAATCAGTTCCATGGATGAAAAAAAAATGACCAACAAGACGTAACGCAGGCTGATGTTGAGCAACTGCTCGGAATCGCGTTGGGGTGCATGGGCATGGGGATGAACGACTTCTGCCGATGCACCCCTTCTGAGTTCAGGGCGGTATGGGACGCATGGAACGACAGGCGTATGGCGGTAGAGCGCGACCAGTGGGAACGCTTGCGCATGAGCTGCCTGTGTAGCTTGCAGCCATGGACAAAACAAAGGTTAAGCCCGCATGACATCATGGAGTTTCCATGGGAAGAGAAACAGGAAAAACAAAAGCAAGACATACCCGACAGACAGGAAATCATGCGCAGGTACAGGGAGGAAAAGCGGAAGGCAGGACTGAAATAGCACGCTTATTTTGCCTTGATGACACCATAGCAGAACAAAAGCCCTGCGATGATCACCACAAGGCAAAACGCAACCGTAAGCACACTGGCAACAGGGTGCTCCACTATCAGGTCGTGAAGGGGCTGTAAGTTGACGCTTGCTGACATATAGCTTTACTTTTATAAGCAGCCGGCAAGCAAGCTCGCTTCAGGTCACTTGCCCGGCAATGCGTTTTTGAAGATGCTGCAAATATAAGAAAAAAAATAGAAATCATGACAAAAGAGGTCAGTTTTACCATCAAAATCAATAGCGACGGAGGGGTCAAGAAAGTCACCGCCGACGCAAAAGAGGTGGGGAAGGCACTGTCCGAGGTGCAGGAAGAGGCCGAAAAAGCCAAACAAAGTGTCATCACCTGGGCACAGGCAGCACAGGCCGTGGATGCGCTTCAAAACTCCATCGCGCAACTCCAGGGGGTACTCTGCGACCTTACACAGGCATACCAGGTACAGCTGGTGGCAGAAACTCAGCTTGATACCATCATGCGACAGCGCATGGGAAGTACCGACGCGGAGATACAAAGCGTCAAACAACTATGTGCGTCGCAGCAGGAACTCGGTGTCATCGGCGACGAGGTGCAGTTGAGCGGCGCACAGCAGATGGCCACCTTCCTGAAACAGAAACAGAGCCTCGAGGTGCTCATTCCGGCCATGAACAACCTCGTGGCGCAGCAGAACGGACTGAACGCAACCACACAGGATGCGGTCAGCATCGGCAACATGATGGGAAAGGCCATGCAGGGGCAGACAGAGGTGCTGCAACGCGTGGGAATCACTTTCGACGAGACACAGAAGCAGGTGCTCCAGTACGGAAATGAGTCCGAACGGGCCGCCATGCTCGCGGAGGTGATCACGGCAAATGTGGGCAACATGAATGCACAACTGGCAAAAACCGACGCCGGCAAGCAGAAGCAGCTGGAGAACACCCTCGGAGACATCAAGGAACAGTTGGGGAGCATGGTACAGGGCGCCATGCCCTTTGTCACCATCGCCGCACAGACCATGATTTGCTTGGCAGCCACCGCGAAACTCATCACGTCCATGAAGGCGCTCAGCGCGGCTTTCGTCCTTACGTCCATCAAGGGGCTGGCACTGGCAGTTCACGAACGGGTGGTCGCAACGGCACAAAACCTTCTGGCGGCAAGCGGATATACGGCAACGGCAGGTACGGCGGCGCTCACCGTTGCCGTAACGGCACTCTACGCGGCCATGACAATGGGCATTTCCATCATCATCACCGGACTCATTTCCCTGTTCAGTTCCATGGGCGACGAGGCGGAAGACGCAGCACAGGACGTGGACATGCTCAAAGAAAGTACAGATGCATTCAGCAGTGCGTCATCCAATGCCAAGGCGGAGATCGATATGGAGGTGAGCGCACTGGCCGCGCTCATCAACAGCCATAAGAACACGACAAAAAAGGTAAGCGAACTCAACAAGAAGTACGGAGAGAGTTTCGGATATCACCGCACGGCGGCAGAATGGTACGACACGCTCATCTCAAAAAGCAAGGTCTATTGCGCGCAAATCGGATACGAGGCACAAGCCAAGGTGCTCGCATCGAAAATCGCCGCCAAGCAGCTCGAAAAAGAGAGCAAGCAAAGCGAACGCTATCAGCTGGGGCAGCAGTATTGGGACGGAAAAGGAAACACGCATTACAACTGGGAGAATGCAGCCGGAGGAAAAGACTACTACGAACAGCTGGGGTGCGAGGTGAGCAAGCTCACTAACGATATAACAGTACTGCAACGGCAGTATGATGCCTGCATCAAGCACATGGTGGATGCACAGAAGGAACTGGATAGGTCACGAAATAACGTGCGCGTTACAGATGCGAACATACACGAACTCACCAACGAGGAACTCAATCAGGAGCTGGAGCAGAAACGAAAAGACCTCGACAGGGTCAAAGGCAACGACAACGCCGAACGGCAACGGCTAAACCGAGAGATTGGACGCTTGCAAAAGGAATTGAACAAACGCGACGCTGTCAATAAGAGAGAACAGGGCGGGGCGCAGCACACCCAAAAGCCGACGGGGAAAACCACTGCCAGGAAAAACTCACCCGAAAAGCCGGTGGAAAATCCAAAAACACTGGAGCAAATAGCCAAGAACATCTCTTATTATGACAACCTGTTGAAAAAAACCAACAAGGATGACAAGAACAAGATAGCCAGCCTGGCAGCACTCATCGGCAAGTACAAGGAACTGCAAAAGGCCGTGCAGAACGAGGTCGACACGGCAAGCCAACCAACGTCGCTCGATACCTTGGAAGACATTGACGCGCAACTGCTGTACCAGCAACAGCTGCGGAAACAGGCATCCAAGGAGAAACTCAGCCAGATTGACGCTGAGATAAAACGTTTGAACAATCTTAAAACGGCATTCGAAGACAGTTCGCACGCAGCCCTCAAGATAGATGAGATAAAGACCTATGAGCAGCTCGACGAAGAGATTGCCTTCTACGAGAAGCAGCTCAAGAAAGCCACGCAAAGCGGGCGCACGGAGATACAGAGGCACATCCTCTCTTTGCAGAAGTTGCGGCACGAGTGGGACGAGGCCTTGGCAACGCTCACAAAGCCCGCGCACATCGGGAGACTCAACTCGATGGAAGAACTCGACAAGGCCATCAGCTACTATGGCGCCCTGCAGCGAAAGGCAAGCGCACAGGAGGTGGAGGGCATTCAGCGTACCATCAATGCCTTGCAGGACAAGCGGGATGCCATGGCGAGGATGACACTACTGCCTGCCATGAACGACGAGACACACGCGCTGGGGGCGATGAGCGGCAAGAAGCTGCGCATGGAACTGGAGCTGATTGGCTTGGAGGGCATTCGTGAAAAAATACGCTCGCTGCAGAAAATGCTCGCCGACACGAAGAATCCACTCGGAGCGCAACAGCGGGAAGAGGTACTGGCACTCATCGGCACGTGGAGACAGTATGAGAAGGTGCTGCGGCGAAGCCAAGCCAACTTCACCGAGGTATGGGGAGGCATAAAGGGGGTTGGAGATGGCGTACAGAGCCTTACCAACGCCCTCCAGGGGAATGGGGATGCCTGGCAGACCATCACCGGCGTCGTCGACGCGACCATACAGATTTACCAAGGGTTGAGCGGTATCATCGCCATCATCGACGCACTCACAGGGGCAACGCGGCAAAACACCGCGGCCACCATGGCGCAAGGCATGGCAAAGACGGAAACGGCGGCAGTAGACAGCGCGGCTACGGCAACGGAAGTCACCAACAGCGCCGCAAGGACCACGGCGGCAAGCGCGGAGACTACCGCAGACGTGGCAGGGGCGGCAGCCAAGACCATGAAGGCGCATGCGGGCATTCCCTTTGCGGGGATAGCCATTGGCACCGGCATGGTGGCCGCGCTCATAGGGCTCATGGCATCGTTGCCAAAGTTTGCCGACGGGGGTATCGCCTACGGTCCCACGCTGGGCATCTTCGGTGAGTATGCGGGGGCGGCAAACAACCCGGAAGTGGTGGCACCGCTCGACAGGCTCAAGGCTTTGATAGGCGACACCGGCAGTGGTTTCAGCGGCAGGCTGGAGGCAAGGCTCCGTGGACGGGACATCGTGCTGGCACTGGCAAACGAGACGCGCATCAGCAGGAAGAAAACAAACATTAGATTATAACAAACCCACATGTACATACACGGACATTTCTACAACCAGCTCGACGAGCGCATAGAGGTGCACATCCTCACAAAAGGCAGCCATACGCCAAACATAGAGATAGGGGCGAAGGATAGCGGCATCAGCTGGACCGACGACCCCGTGGACATCACGAGCCAGGTCAGCGACACCTTCGACGTGCTGCTCTGTCAACAGGCGAGCGTGAGGCTGCTCACAAAAAATTTCGTGCCCGACTTCTTCTGCGCGTCATGCCGGGACGTGGTGGTCAACATCTATCGGGAGGGTGAATGCCTCTTCGCCGGATTCGTGGAGCCACAGACTTACTCGCAGGGATATAATGAGGAACAAGACGAGATTGAGCTGAGCTGCATCGACGTACTCACGGCGATGCGATACGCCAAATACAGGGGCGTGGGAACGCTTGGGGTGTCATACGCCGCCGTCAAGGCAACTGCTAACCAGCGCACTATGGCAGACATCATCATGGAAACGCTGAAAGACATGACCAAAGGGGTCGATGTCAAGGGACAGGGAAAGGTGGCATTGTTATACGACGGAAGCCGGGCTGTCGACAGCCTCGAACAGAACAAATATCAGTTACTCAGCCAGCTGGCCGTCAATGAGCTGCTCTTTCTTGGGGACGACGAGGATGAGGTGTGGCAGCAGGACGAGGTGCTCGGGGAAACGCTCAAATACCTCAACCTGCACATCAGGCAAGAGGGATTCACATTCTACATCTTCGCATGGGAAAGCGTCAAGAGCCAGCAACCCATCAGGTGGCGTGACCTCGTCAGCGCACAAGAGTCGGTCACCACAAGGCAACGCGTGGACATCAGCAACGCAAACGTCGTGGGACAGGACACCACCATCAGCGTAGGCGAGGTGTACAACCAGCTGCTGCTCACCTGCAAGACCGAGAGCGTGGAGAATGTCATCGAGAGCCCATTTGACAACGACACACTCGAGAGCCCCTACAACGCCAAGCAAAAATACATGACCGAGTACAGCTGCGATGGCGAGGGCGAAACCTCCCTCAAGGCTTTTGACGCCATCACGCATGGCAGAACCACCGGTTATGCCGGAGCCACCATCACCCATTGGTTCGTCAGGGTCATGGAGAACCAGCAGTGGAGGTTCCCGGTCAACGGTATCGGAAACATCATGCACCTGTTCGATCAAGGTGGGCGCTACCAGCAGGCGTTGCCCAACGCATTGAGAAACAATGACGCAGCAGCTATCATCGCTTTTGGAAAGGTAGAACAGCCATGTGCGGTGAAAGACAATGCGCTCATCGCAAAAGTGCAAATGACCAACTACCTGGTGGTGAGTGTCAACGGAAACGGTATCGACAACAACCCAGCGAAAGTGTTTCCAAATGAGCAAAGTCTTAAGGCATCCATTCCAAGGGCAGTATACGAGGGGAGCGCCTCCGGGGGGGTGTTCTCACCAAGCGATGACAAAACTACCAACTACATCGTCATCAGCGGGAACGTCATCCTCAACCCCATCACCCCGCTCACCGACAATTTCAGGGCCATCAACGACTACCAACCCAGCTTTCCTTATGCAGGAAGGGGAATCTGGAGGTGGTGGCACCACACGATTCCGGCAAAGAACAACAGGAACAAGTATTACACACAGCAGTGGTGGAAAGCCGATACGCCCGCCCAAGAGCCTACGTGGGACAGGGACACCACACGAGGACTGGTGCCGTTCACCGGGTCGGCACCAGAGCAAGTCGAATTCAACTATAGTTCCATTGGCGACGGAACCGACAGAATCTCGAAAGTAGCGGTGTTGGCCTGCATGCTCATCATCGGAGACAAGTGCGTGGTCGAGGAGGGAGACGGGGGAAGCCCCAGTAACTTCAAATGGGAAAAATACTTCCCCAGGGAAAAGTGCGCAAGCGATGATGTGTATTATCAGCAGAGCTTCACCATTGGCTTCAATCCAAAAATAGGTGACAAGCTCATCGGAAGAAAATTTGACATACAGAACAACATCAGCTACAAAATGGGAATAGACGTCGAGGGTACGGCCATTCCCATCACAAGGGGCGACAAGGTGAGCGGGCAGGTCAAGTTCATAATCCTCGGACCGGTAAACGCCACGTGGGAGAACATCACAAGGAGGCATCCCACCTTCTTCAGGCATACCAAGTGGACCAGCAACACCATTTCACTACTGGCGAACGTCAGCAGCATCCTCATCGAGGATTTCCAGGTGAAGGTGTACAGTGACAATGGGATGACCGAAAGACCGGGTGACAGCGACATCGTCTACATGAGCGACGACAAGCAGCAGTTCGTCAACAGGAAGGATGACATCGAGTTCAAAATCAACTCGGCACTCACAGCCGAAGAGTGCAGGCAGCTGGGCGTGGCGCAGGGGATATGCATGAGCACGCCGCTCAACTTGCTCACTGGTGACGGGGTGCTCAAGATCTACGACCACACAACGAGGAGACTGGCAAAGCCGGAGCAGCTGTATGTTGACAGCTATTACAACGAGTACCACCAGCCGAGAATTCTCATGACGCAAAAACTCACCGACAAGAAGGCGCAACGCGTCAGCACGTTCAACCACTACAGGCATCCGGCACTGGGAAAGTATTTCTTTGTGCAGGGCATCACGAGGAACCTTGAATCGGGGGAGGCTGAAATGGCACTAAAGGAGATGGAAACATGATAGACGTAAAGATCATCAAAAAACAGAAAAACAAGGCTACAACGCCAACGCTCAGGACACTGGGAGCAGCCTATGGAGACAAGTCCGTCAAGGAGGCTGTGCACGCCAGTAAAGCCGATATGGCGAAAATGGCGGAAAAGGCCACGCTGGCCGATCTGGCAAGAAAAGCGGACGAGGCAGAACAGGCCAAGATGGCCGATGAGGTGAGCTTGGAATCAAAAACACTGACGCACTTCCTGCGGAACGACATACCCAACACGGCAGCAGAGGTCGTGACATTCCTCAAGGGAGTCGTGGCCAAGGCGGTGAGCTTTTTTCAGGGTATTGTCAACAGAGGTGACATCAATAACAACGGAGATATTACCAACACAGGGAATATCAGCAACGCTGGTGACATCGCTAACCATGGTGACATCACCACAAAGAACCTCACGGTGACGGGTAAGGCGACGTTCTTTGAGCTGGAGATACTCAAGGCAATAGCAGCAGGAGGCATCATCATCCAAAGTGCAGCAACGTTTAAGATTGATGATGCGGAAGAAACAACAGAAGGGTATGTGTGCTATCAACGAGCCGAGAAAGACGGTGTGAAGCTTTTTCAGATGTGTGAGTTGAATGACCAGATGCTGTGTTATGGCGGGATGAATGTAGGTGTTGGGACTAATCAACATGTCAGCAATCACTTTTATTGGCGATTAGTGACTGATGCACCCACGAAGACATTTCGACGAAACATCAACGGTGAAGAGGTAGAGTGCTTGAAGATTGTGCTGAGCAGAACGGACTGCGCAGACAAAAGCGATGTGCCACTGGCAGGTGATGAAACGGCACAGGTCGGAAATAGAACAAACACAGAAAGGCAGGGTGTCATCGTAAATAGTGCTTACAAGAGTATTGACGACGGACTGGTGGCACCATACTGGGCAAAATATGTCGGTGTGAACGACTATGATTTAAGCAAGCATAGGGAAACGTTCTTGGCACAGAACGACAATCAGATAGTTGGCAGGTTGGTCGTCAAGAGTCCAACAGGCGAGTTGAAGCCCGTACCCGTGTTGCATGGTGAATGGGAAAGCGGAAAAGAGCACGGCTACTATGACAGTGTGACACATGACGGCAGGCAATGGCTTTGCATCGTAGCGCCAGGAAAGCGGACGACGGAAGAGCCAGGCAAGGGTGATGCGTGGATGCTGTTAGTTGACAAGGGCGGCAAAGGGGATAAAGGTGAGAGTAGTTATACGGTAAATATTCTCACCGATACGCCCAACGGAAACATCATTCGTAACGGGCAAGGCTCTGTCTGGCTTTTTGCCGTGGTGTATTATGGCACGAAAGAGATTACGGAAACGCTGAAAGATTGGCAGTTCTCGTGGATCATCCATAGCGGAAACCCCGAGTTTGACAAACTTTGGAACAAACGGCACGAACAGTGCGGAAGAAGAATAGAACTGAGTGCGCAGGAGGTGAACAATATGGCACAAGTGGAGTGCTTGATCTGTGATAACGTTGAACTTTGAACTTTGAGGTTTGAACTTTATGGTTAGCAAAGCTATCAACTCGTGAACTCGTAAACTTGTGAACTCGTAAACTCGTAAACTAAAAAACTCATAAACATAAAAAAATGGCAAACAAAATTTTATCAAGAGGACAAATCACAATCGTAGATTTGAATGACGCAAAGCAGGTATCTATGATACTGCAAGTGAAAAATCCGTCGCAGATGTACAATCCTGACACCAAGGTGTATGTACCCAACTTCAGCACGGACAAAAACACGGTTACACCTAAAGTGTATGTGACTGGCAGTGGTCAGAACATGGTCAGTGCACTCACTTCTATCGAGTATGACATCAATGGTACGAAGTTGCAGGCTGGCAAGAGTGCTGGAGGGTATTCTGTGGGAGCCATCAGTGCAGGTGCAGTGCTTACCATAGCAAGCAACATTTCCTCAAATGCGTTGAACATCAACGTCAAGGCAACTTATCATGACACATTGACAAATGTCGACACGGTGCTTGAGGCGCAGACGCAGGTCATTAAGTCCACATCAGCAGGAGCACTTCTTCAAGTGGTGCTGACACAGCCGAAAGGAAACAGCTTTGATACGAGCATCACAGAACTGACAGCGCATGCCGAGTGCTATCGTGGCGGTGTACACGATACTTCTATTCAGAAGTTTCAATGGCAGAAACTGAATTTTGCTAACGGCACGTTCGAGGATATTTCTACAGGGGTACAAACAAATGGTGGTAACAGCACGCTCACAGTACATGCTGATGATGTGTTGAATGTACAGACTTACAAGGTGATAGCCACTGACGATGGGCAAACCTCCGAAGCCATCGTCACATTCGAAGACCGTACAGACCCATACGAGGTAGTGTTGCATGCCCCCAAGGGGAATGTCATCGTCAATGGCAAAGGCGAGGTAGACATCAATGCCGAGGTATGGCAGAATGGTGTGAAGTTAGAGGATGCGAGCGCACAGACACCTAAGTTTTTCTACACATGGACGAAGTATAACAAGGCAGGTGCTCGAGAAAACTTCACTGGTACATCGTCACCTACGAAGACGGGGAACCCTTTGAAAGTATTGGCCGCCGACGTAGACCAGAAAGCGACATTTGTGTGCGAAGTCACGAAGGTGTGAACAATGAACTTAAAGACATATCTCATGAACAAAGTATTGGCCAGAGGCTTCGTGACAATAGCAGCGGTGAATGACGGGAAAGACGGTCAAACACCACACTTACATATTGCGTATGCAAACTCACCAGACGGCAAAGTTGGCTTCAGTACCGACGACAGTAAAGACAGAGCGTACATCGGTCAATATGTCAGTTACACCGATGAACCTGACAGCACAGATGCTGGCATGTATACTTGGTCGCGTATCAAAGGTAATGATGCCGTTGTGTGGCACGTTGCGTTTTCCATTCGCAATATCGCTGGCAAACAGGGTGAGAAGTTCAAACTAAAGTATGGGCGCACCGAGGGAGAAAACACTTCGTGGTTTGACGATAACCCTACCTACAACGGTTTTGACCGACTTTACGCTGTCGTCATAGACGGTGCTACGGGCAACGAGAGGGAGACGGCGTTGGGAGTGGATTTGAACGTGGCTGACTTCTTCACAGGCGGAAGTATGACCGTTCTCCTGATGAACAGCAAGACTGGCGAGCTGTTGGCGCAAGACACCATCTATCCTGAAGCTAAGCAAGGCAAGGATGCCATTGCCTACAAACTTATACCGATTTCAGAAAATGCGCTTGCATACATCACAGAGGATAAGGAGAAATATGTTGACCTGAAACTGAAATATAAGATACAGAAGAGCGTTGGCGAGCAGGTGAACTTCGCCACGTTGGAAGCCGAGGGAATGACGCTCACTGTGCACCCAGATATTCGGGAATTTGATTGCGAATATGGTTTCTACTGTCTTGAAATAGACGAATTATATGATGAGGATAATCCTGTCAACAGCTATACCGTGACGCTGAAGAAAGGCGGTGACATTGTAGACGGGCGCATCGTGTCTGTCACATTCAAGCCAAAGGTGGTGTTTGATATTGATACGGAACAGGGGAAGATTACCAGTAGTATAAAAGCTGCTAACGGTAAGATAAACTCGGTTGAGCGTGACATCAGGCAGACCAAAAGCACGGTGGGAATTCTTGAAAAGCAGTACACGAATATACGCCAGACCGCAAAAGAGGTAGCCATCGAGCAAATCAGCAAGACGACAGGCCGTGATAACCTGCTCGTAGGGTCAGCGTTCAGGAACGAAAATGAAATTAAATGGTACAACAAGGCAGACCCGAAACTTCACGAGTGTCGTATTTCAAGAACTGTCAATTGTCTTGGCATCAACTCCGTGATGATAGAATCAACATCAACATCAACAAAAGAGTCATATTTGGGTGTCGCATTTTATGGAATCAAAGTCAATGCAGGAGGAAAGTACAATCTTTCCTGTCAAATATACAAGGAGGCAGGAAAGGACACGGGTAGGGTTTGCATCGAAGCAAAATGTTACCGAAAAGACAAATCAAGGGCCACTATCTTTCTAGCTTTAAGTAATGTGCTAAGTGCAGAAGACGATAAGTGGACGTTAAACCAAATTGATTTTGTAGTCGGTGACGATGTAGACTATATTGACGTATTCTTCTGGGTAGAAAGGGCGGGAAAATTCTACCTTGCATGTCCTATGCTTCGTGAGGGTGAAGGCTACACGAAGTGGTCTCTTTCGCAGTTCGATTATGGATATGTCGGCGGCAACATGCTCGACGGGACAAAGAATTTCAACGGATCACACATCAATGTGAACAAAGTAAGCAAAGGTTCCAACAATGGATACGTGACCGCAATATACTCCACGACAGTAGAAGAGTATTTCTTGTCATGGTACTATGATAGGGGGCTGCTCAAGACTGATACAGACTATGTGCTTTCGTTTGTTGCCAAGGGAACTGGTGTTATTGGCGTGACCATCTACGGTGGTGACAACAAGACCGTTTTCTCAGAGGGAAGCAGCGGAGCAATCATTCCTTACGACGAGACACAGTATGGGGAACAGAAACTTAGACTTACCGATGATTTCAGGAAATACTGGGTACGCATACGCACGAGTAAATCTTTTGATGACGCTACACAGGTAGGATTTCGCACCTATAGTGGTGGGGCAAGTATTGAACTCCACAGTGTGAAATTGGAAGCTGGAGCCACAGATACCAGTTACACCGAGAGCACAGAGAAGCTCGTGTCGGAGGACTTGTTCATGAGGGCAGGCATTTATCTGCGTGATGGAAAGATTGTTCAACGAGCTAACAACGTAGTGGTAGAGAACAATAAGGGCGAGCAGACGTTCTTGGTCGATCAAGATGGCAAGCTCAACACTAAACTCATTAATGCCAATGAGATTTTTGCGTTCAAGGTGGCGCAGCCTTTTGAGGCATATACGACGGAGGAGGACTTGAAAGCTGGAAAAAGCTTAAGTTGGGTGTTAGATGGGTCGAAGGATGATTTGGGAATTTTTACTGTAAGTGAGAGATTTAACGGTGCTTGCTTTAATATCTTCAACAATACAGAGCGATCTGTGTCACTAATGATTCCGCTTATTGAACCATTCAAATTGCGCCGGATTTTCATTCCATCTAAGTTGATGTTGCGTGCCATTGCGGTATATCGAAAGGAATGGGATGGCTGCAGATGGTACATGCTGTGTCCTTGGAAAAACATAGGAAATGATATATACATTAAATCATTCGGGATTACAAATTGACGGAAGCGACAAGACAGTGAACTGTCAACTCGTAAACTTGTATAAAATAAAAAAAATATAAAACAATGAACTCAAACGAAATATGTGGCTGCGGCGGAAAATGATCCACCGCGGTTATGTCAAAACAAAGCCTGTCAGCTCAGCAGGTATCTCACCTCATAGCTGTCAATGCTTTCCAAGATATCCTCGTGGTTATGATTCGTGTCGGTGGTCACAAGTTCCATACCGTTGAAACTGTCTCCACAAAGACCTGTAAGTGCCTGACGTATCTTGTCGCTTATACTCCAGGCCGCATACTGACCGCCTTCCAGCCAGTCAGTCACCACATGTATGCGCACCTGACCTTTACCACGCAACCCTTTACCATGGAACGGCGACCAACTGATAGTACCAATCTCCACGAACACCGCTGGGCGCTCCCAGCTCTCCTCCTGCTCGATGAACTCCACGTTGTGGTTCCACAGGTCGATGTGTCCAACCTCAGGAACCTCCGCATTCAGCTTCGCCGTGATGGCGTTGTATAATTCCTTTCTCATTGCTGTTTTATTTGTAAATCATTTTCCATTGTCGTTGTCAAAATCAAAGAGCAATAGCTGACGGGTATCGTCAGCTATCTTATTCTTACTTTCCGCGCTCGCGTTGAGTATATTATAAAAGGTACGTTCGGTAATGGCATACACAGGATATATGTATCGTCGCCATATCTCACGGTTGGAAATTCCGCTTCTGGCATGCTGGTCATATATCCTGTTGATGTCTTCTACACGCTTCTGATAACTTACTCCGCGTCGCTTCTGCATATACTACATGTTCTTTGGCTTGTAAGGCCTAATGTCATATTCCGTTACTGAACTCACCGTCACCCAGCCACTGCCCTCACACTGGGGACAGGGCCCTGTCAACGGTGTACCGTCATCCATAAGGTGTCGCCATACGCCGGTGCCCACGCACTTGCGGCAAAACGATATCCGGGGAGGTTTCCTTACTTCGCGCTTCATGCCGTTTCCTCTTTCTTGGGTTCCACATAGAAAGTTTCGTCCTGCACTACCTGTATGCCACACTCGGTCATAGCCTTGCGTATAGGCACTTCCACAAACGACGGAGAATCCGATACCGCCATGGCCACATTCCCGTCACGGTCTGCAAGCATTTTGTCTTTCGCTATCTCTTCCGTCTGTCGTATATAGTCCGGCAGAAAACGCTTCACCAGTTGCAGCGCACTCGCCCAAGTAAAGCCTTTCAACGTCTTCAGCTTTGGTGTGCCTGTACGGAAGCCTATCACGCCATGAGCCATGTCAAGGCTCTTCTTCTTGGAGAATAGCTCGGCTTGGTTCTCCGTGGCAAATGCCTGCAGGGTGTCGAATGCCTTGTCGCGCTCCTCCGAGAGGGTGGCTATTCTATCGGCATACTTCTCGCGGAACTTGGCGCACTGCAACTCAATATCTGCATTGATTTTCTGCAACTGTGCATCGCTCTTGGCATAGGTTGCAAACGCTTCATCGGCGGCTTCTCTGCTCACGCCGGTGATGATTACTTTTTTCTTTCTTGTTGCCATTGTCTTTTCTTTTTATAGGGTTGATAACTCGTGTTCTATCACATCAATAACCTTGCTTTCTGATACTGAAGCAATCTGATAGTCTATCATGGTGCCGTCCATAATCGTTCGGATAGAGTCTTTGCAGTTGTCGAAAGAAGAGGCCTGTACTAAATAGTAAACTTGAGTGTGCTTTTCTCTTTCCGCTTGCTCGTTAATGGTGATAAACTGAAGTATGGCCTTGTAGTATCGGTCGCATGACTCCTGCTCGTTGAAGAACACTTCTCGAAATTTCATCGGGTTGATGTTTACAACCTGAATTTCTCCGGACACATAGCCGCCAAGGAATTCAATAGCTGTCTTTTCAGCCTCTCCGAATGAAAGAGCTTCGACCACATAACTCTCAGTCACTTTCTTTTCGTGCCCATCCTCATGCACTTTGTCATAGCGCAGTTTCACTTCAAACCATATACTTGATTTTGTTCTCATAACAATATTTTTAATAGGTTCTTAAATAAATTTTCCTTCGTTGGTCAATTCCTGCCAGCTCACATCTTCACGTTCGGTCTCGAGCTCATAAGACAGATCCTCCAAAAAGTCACAGTATTCTTCATTGCTCATCTCCTTGCCGAGTTCACGAATGTGCTCCATCGCACGCTTTACAAATTGTTTTGGTGTCATATTCATTAACATTCCGCTATATTGCCCATAGGGACATATACAAATGAGGTCATACTTTTCTGCTCTTCCCGTGTCGTGTGTGGTTTCAGGCCGCCCTTGCGCTTGATGGCGCGCAGCTTTGTCTGCAACGAATCAAGGTCTGTCAGTGTTAGTTTGGCGAACACCTTTCCGGCTATCCGCGGGTGGCGACAGAAGTCGTTGATACGTTGCCAGTCAGTCGTGTCAATGCCAGCCTGTTGCATGAGCTTCAAACACAGGCTGCGCTTCTTCTTCAGTTGCACTCTCCAGCCGGTATGTTCCTCCAGTGATGCGCACATGGCGGCATATTCTTTCGCACTCATCTCGTGCAGGCTGACCGTCCTGCCGTTCGTGAAGCTCGACACCAACGTTTCCTTGTCTGCTCTGGGCAGTTTTTTTAGCAGGGTATAAAACCGTGCGTAATTAAAACCTTTTTCCATAATTCCTATTTTTGATCTGCATTGAGCAAGAAATCACACGGTAACGATGTAAGTTTTATATCTTTTTTTACCTGCTCTGGGTTTATATCGTATTTTTCGAAGTTTATCTGTGGTTTGAGAAACTCCCAGCATTTCTTTTTGATTTCAGAGAGAGTATATGCCCCTTTTCTATAAACAAAAATTCCCTCTAATAATATCTTATTAAATCCTTCCGGTTTAACGAGGACAGTAACACGATAATATCGTGGCCCAATATTTACCTTTCCCATAGCTTCTCCTCCTTCCAGTCCTTGTATGCGCTGCGGCCACAGGCTACGACCTCGGCCACGCTGTTCTTGAAAATATCGATGTCGAACAGTGGTGTGCCGTGTACACAGATGTACAGCTCGCCGTTAAACTCCATTACCTGCACAGCATGGCGTGCCTCCACATCGAGCTGAGCTTGCCGCTCCGCCTCAATACGCTCCGCACGCTTCTCGTGCCACACTTGAATACGTCTCTTCAGTTCTTCTAAAAAATTGTTCATGGTTTATGAATTATGAATTATGAATTGTTTCCGCTTTCCACTCAATAGTAATCATGGCATCGAGCCTGCCGCTGCCCTTACATATCGGGCATTCCTTCTTATAGCGTTCCTGCCACTCGTCCTCCTGCCAGTGGTAGCCGTTCCCTTGACAGTAAGGACAACAGTGTCCACGGCTCTCGATGCGGTCTGTCATACGCCCGCCCGGACTCATACGTCCCGGAGTGATTTCAATCATCCGTCTTTCCTTGCTCATAGCGATCTTGTTTTGATAGTCTTATTCTTTCGGGCAACACCAAAGTATAATTGCAATACTGACAGCACCGCCCTTTCTCTCTCACAGGATAGGGGTCATTACCCACTCCCTGCATCTTTTTGCCACAGATACAACATCGCTCAATCTTATATTCCATATTTTATCGTATTTCTAATTGTACATTAAAATGATACTCTTTGCACAATCGCCGTATCTGTATGATAGTGAAAGGCTCGCCATCGTACGCAAAGAATATCGTGCGTTTCCGTGTCTGTACTTTCACTCCTTTCTTTCTCAACCTGTACAGCAGGTTGTCTCGTTTGCTTGCCATATCACAGATTGTTACTCGTTTTCAAAATACCTTCTTTCCACACCACGTAATGATTTCCTGCTTCACCGATTGACCGCCCCAAGCAGTAGGCTTTGTAACCCATCACACGCACTTTCATATCACAGATATACCTCAGACGTCGTGCCGGTTTCCCTGTTGGCTCACTTTTGTCTTCCTGACTAATGAAAATAAAACACTTGCGATTGAAACGGCGCATCAAGGCAACAGCAGCAGGATAAGTCCATCCGAAATCATCGTAAGCAACTTGATAGGAGTCCACGATAATGAATTTCGGGGATTTGGGCTTGGCAAGACGCTCGGCAAGTTCCTCTATCGACTCATCTGTAACGACCCGGAAGCGACCCTGCACCTCGTTCATTCCCAAATAGTCCATGCGGCGCTGGAAACTCTGGTTCACGCGTTCCTCATAACTCATGTAGAGAACAGGACCATACTTGCACAGTTCCTTGCCCAACTGCATAACAAACGAGCTTTTGCCCTGCGCACTTGCCCCACTGATGAACCAAGAGGCATTCTCGGCAGGGAAGCCGAACGGCTCACTCCACTGCTCACCCCAAGGCAATGTCACCCATTTTTTGGCTGCAATCTCTTTCGGACTGTATGCGCGTTTCGCCATTATGCTCCTTTCTTCAGTTTTTCAATTTCTGTATACACTCTTCGCAGGCCGCCTCCACTCTTGCGTACTATTTGACCGATGTCCGTGCCTTTCGGGGCGTTCACGCTTGCCACAGCACGGGCTTGCTCCAACAGGAACTCACGGCGGTCATCTTCTTGGTCAGGCGTTACACGACTGTACTTGCCGCCGTATCGTGAGAATATCTCGGCATAGCCTACCTTCTGATGTTCAACCATTCTGTTGATCTTGGCACGCAAACCATCGGCTCCCATCATATACCAGCCACAGCACATTTCCGTAGCGTTCCACAAGGCTTTTAGTTCAAGGAAAGCCTCATACTGCAAGTCGCCGGCTTCGTCCAGCACCACCAACGGGCGTTCCATCGAGCGCAGGTAATACACCAAGTCTTCATAGGTGTCCTGATACTTGCCGCTGATGCCCACGCCAAACTCCCGGGCTATCTTCTTCACCAACGCACGCTTGGTTTTCACCTGTGAGCAGTCTACGTAAATAGCGTTACGGTGTTCCTTTACATACCAACGAGCGGTATAAGTTTTGCCGATGTTCGGAAGGTCGCAGAGTATTACGCTCAGGCTGCGTTCCTGGCAGGCGCCCAACTGCAGGCTGATATATTTAAAGGTTTCAGTCTGAGCTCCTTTCCACTCTATTGTCTCGCGCAGGTTCACATCCAGCTTCCGGGCAATGTTCACCCAGTTGGCATCGCTTAGCGTCTTTTCCGTCTGACCTTTTTTCAATCCGTTATAGACACTCGGGGAAATACCAAGTGCTGATGCGTGTTTCGCGTCGCTCGGATAGTTCTTGCGGTTGGAGGCTATGGCATCCAGTATCCGCTGTTTTTGCATCTCACTAATCATATTCTAATGGCATTTTAATGTTATTCTATATATCTGCTACCGCCCTGTCCGATGCGCTTGGCAAAGGCATTTTTGGCTCATATTTCAGAGGAACGGAGGATTTTACTTCCAGTACCTCCTGCTGTGCCTGTTGGCTCGGCTTCAGTATTCCCAGTCTGTCGATGGCGTTGTCCTCAACATATTTGTTAAACTTCGCTATCATTTTCTGCTGTTCCACGAATGCAGCTTGGTCTTCTTCCGTCTGTTCGGCCATAACACGGCTGTAAGTATTCACTTTCTCCACAGTGTCGATGTACTTGCCTTTCTGATAAATAAACACCTCCTGTGGTGCGCCTTCATCATCGGGAAGATAACAGGCTGTTACCTTATAATTGTTCGGTTCCAGCCGTTCCAGTACGCAAGTGCTGCTCAGCCACCAGTCTTCGTGTGCCACCCTTACGGTCGAATTTCTGCGAATACTCGTTTCCACTCTTTCACCGATATGATAGGCAAGCGTTCTCGCATCGTATGGCAGCAGGTTCGGGTTGATGTTTGCTTCCAATACCTGCCAGCGCGTCATTCCCGGATACATCTTCTGATTGGGGTGCAGCATGTTGTTCCACTCTTCATTGTCCTTGCGGTCATCGGCAACCAGCTGCTCCCAAGTGAAATATTCCTTATCCTCGTAGAGTTCGTTGGTCTCGTCGCTGATTTTCTGATACTCCTGACGCCACTTGCCCTTGCCGTAGAAACGACCAATTCCCTCGTGGTTCTTGTGTATCACGCTGCGCTTCTTCGCACCGTTCAATGGCTCGGCATATTTCTCCTGTGAGTTCAGAGGGGCGCAGAAGCGCACGAACTTGAACACTGTCTCGGCTTTCAGGAAGCCCTCCTTGTACTGACTCATCAGGTGGTTCTCCACCTCGATACCAGCAGGAATGCCCCACCCGTTACTGGCTATCAGCCGGAACATATCGCGGAAACAATCCACTACGAGCCTCTCGTCCTTCTTCCTCGCATAGCTGGCGCCTATCACGCACTGGCTCACCACATCGTAGGCATAGTAGGCGTGTACTCTCTGCTTCGTGTCCTTCAGCTTGCGCGTAAGGTCCACGTCGTCCATCGTGATTTGGCTCAGTGAGAAGTGTCCGCTGTGTCTGTGCATATAAGGCATTTGTTCGTGCATAAAGGTGCTCCAGCTCGACAGCGACTTTTCTATCAGCATTTTCGTTGCCGGCTCGTTCAGTATATTGTTAATAGTGCTCTCGCTCAGCGACTTCGGATCACCGTTTTTATCCGTGAAGTCATCAGGGTTGAACAGTTCGCCGGTCTTCGGGTCATAAACGTCAAGCTCGCCACAGACAAAGCTGATATACATCTCATGTACGTTGCTGTTGTAGGGTTTGTTCGGCAACACTGCCAAGCCACGGACCAGTTGCTTGGTCTTGTAATCCACTTTCCTCGCGCTCTGATTGCCGAATTTACCGCTGATTAAGCAGCCGTAACCACCTCGCTTGTAGTCGTTCACCTTCTTCCTAAAACGCAGCGTACTCATCGGAAGCGTGTGCCCCAGTTCCTCGCGCAAGGTTTCTATGGTCTTGGCCATCATGTCCCAGTTATACTTGCCGCCGAACAGGCGTTGGCTGTCCCGTGCACGCTCGTAGAGCTTGATACAGCAGTTCAGCACCGAAGCGTTGATAATGTACTCGCGTTTCTTTTTCTCGTCAAGGTCGATACCCGTCTTGCTGCGGTCATGGAAGAAGGCGATGGCTGCCTGATCCATCTCGTAATTGGAAAGCACCCATGCCTTGATGCGAACCTCATCGCCGCCGGGGTACTTTTTCTCAACAGCCTCCTTATACTTACTCGGCAAACTGTCTATGGCAATCAGAGCACAACAGTCACTCGCACCGCCACCACGACGAACCACCTTCACCTTCTTTCGATAGGTCAGACTGTTGTAGTTAGCTGAGGTCATTATCCCGCTATCTACGAGTTCGCTGTATGATATGCAAAGTCTATTACCGTAATACTCCATACTGCTCTTTTCTTTATCGCAACTGCCGTGCAAGCGAAGTCAATGGAACTTGTTCTGATTGATGAGCGCAGCCAGTAGTCGGCGCAGACAAAGTTGCTGCCCAGTCCTGAATGCCCTGAATGTCGGTCAGCATCACATTGTCATAGTGGCGTATTTTCTCGCCCTTCTTGTACACGTCGCAACAACCACCATTCTTATCAAACTCAAGCAACACGTCACCAAGATACTGCCGCATATAGCCGTCAGCGTCATGCAGCACCTCCCACTCTGGAGCTTCAACCATCACAATACCGCCACGCTGCAATGCAAGCGTGCGCACCTTCTTCATCAGATCCGTTCCCTCGTTCATGTCCGTGTAATGAGTCGCATTAAATATCGTGCGCTCGGTAATGTCAAAAGCCGTCGCGATAAACTCGCGGTCCGCTTTCTGAATGTGAATGTACTTTTTCATAATCTCACTTATTTAATCCATTTATTTTCACTAACTTTATACCCAATTATATTTTTTACTTTTTAATATTTCAGCTTATGAACCATGCTCAAAAAATGGAAAGTCTGTCGAACTACATCGACGAAATCCACGTCCAGCTTGAATTGATGAAAGTCAAACAGTCGGTCATGAATCACATGATCTTAAAATTTATCAAGGAGGAAGCCCCACAAACGTGGCCTAAATGGTACACCGAGTATGTCAACCTCCTTGAAAACTTTTCTCAGGATAGCTTCGACCAACTTGAGAATGCACTTATGGAGAAAAATCTCCACGGCTTGTTCCTTACCGCCATTCTGTATTCAAGGACATTCAGAAGATGAAACGCCGGCCCGAATACGAGGCGGGCACAAGTCATCCATCTGAATAGTGCTGAGCTTAAACCCTGGACATCTCCTGCCAGCCAAACGGTGCAACTCTATCATGCGTCTGCAGTCAGCATAGACAAGAGAGCGGACTTGCTCTAATGCTCCCATAATATCCTCTTCCAGCAGGTCGCAGACAGCCCACTCCCTCGGATTGGGCTTGGCACACTCTGCCTTCAGTTCTGCCGCTTTCAGAATCACCTCGTCCAGCAGTTCCGATATGCCCTTATAGTCTATGGACACATCATGACTCCTACATGCACGGAATCGGGAAGAACCAGCATTCTTCCGAGCGGCGTTCAACGACTCCGCATACTTCTCTTGGCTATCATAGCCCCTTGCGTTTCTTCTTGTCTTCTTCATAATATCACTCATTTTATTGTAAAACTATTCTTAATCCTCGCCCCTTTTTCGTATCTTTGGGCGCATTTCCTAATGGAATACGTTGCAAAGATAGGATATTTTCTAATATAAGCCAAATAAACATGAGATTATTTCCTATTTTTCTGTAAAATTTAATAGAAGCCAGGCTATGATTTTAGAAAGAATAAAGGAATATATCGATTGCAAGGGCATTACAATAGCTGCCTTTGAGCGAAGTATAGGTATGTCTAATGCCTCGTTCGGAAAATCTTTGAAAAACAGGGGAGCAATAGGTTCTGATAAAATAGAAAATATCCTATCCGTGTACACAGACCTCTCTTCCGAATGGCTCCTCACAGGCACAGGGAATATGCTTAAATCTGACCTCGACAAGCCAATAGAAGCCCATAAGAGGTCTACTGAACCTCCCAAATCCTCCAATAAGCGGAGGGGCATCCCTCTTATTCCCATAGATGCCGTGGCAGGTTTCCCATCCGCCGACAATGATGGCGTATATATGGAAGACTGCGAACACTACTCAATCCCGGAGTTTGAGGCGAAGGGGGCAAACTTTCTCATCCGGGTTTCAGGCGACTCCATGCACCCCCTCTATGAGAATGGCGACATCATCGCTTGCCGTAAAATTTCCGACATACTCTTCTTCCAATGGGGTGGCATCTACGTCCTCGACACCAGTCAGGGTGCCCTCGTCAAACGAGTGGAGGAAGCAGAAGACGATCAAGAATCCATCCTCTGTATTTCCGAAAACCCACGCTTCAAGCCATTCCACCTTCCCAAGTCCGACATCCGCTCTCTCAGTACGATCATCGGCCTTGTTCGCTTGGTATAACTTCGCCTTCCTTCTGTATCATAAATAATTAAAATTTTATACA